GTGCCGCCGCAGACATGGCAGAAGACCATTCAGGCAGGCACCAAGGCCACGCACGGCGACCGTTGGAAAGCGCACCTGAAGCAGATCGCGCAGCAACGGCAGCCGAGGCTGACGATTACACTCAAGACCGCGGACGCCGTGTTGCTCCTGGAGCACGCCATGATTGCGGAGGGCCTCAAGTGATCACCAAGAAAACGATCACCAGCGCCGTAGCCGCGGGCTGGATCTCATTCCCGGAGCCCAAGGAGCGGCAGTTGAGCAGAAACTGGGCGCAGCCGGTCGAGGCCTTCGACAGCGAGCTGGCCTACCGGCTGTGGGACAACGGTGCCGACACCGACACGGTGGCCCGGGCCATCGGCTGCAAGCGCCGGTTCGTGGCCCAGATCATCAAGGAGCACAAGCGATGAAACCCAAAGCCAAACGTCCCGTTGCTAAGATGTTCGTCGTGTCAGACGACACGCATCGGAGATTGAAGGAATACGCAAAGCGCAAAGGCTACAAACTACAATACGTCGCAGATGAAGCGGTCAGTGAGTATCTAAAGAGACAGGAGGCAAAATGAGCGCATCAATCAACGACGGAGGACCGGCGTTTCCGCATACAACGCAATGGGACGGAATTACTCCAGCAATCAATTACCATGGTATTTCAATGCGCGACTACTTCGCTGCTGCTGCTTTGCAGGGTTCCCTAGCTTGTCTTGGATCAGGCGGAGACTGGGATGACTTTGCAAAAGATGCCTACAAGTACGCCGACGCGATGCTCAAAGCGAGGGAGGGAAAATGAGCGACACCCCGATATCAGACAGTACACCTCACAACGTGGCCGAACTCGGTATGCTGTGCAGGAGGCTCGAACGCGAACTCAACGCGGCAAACTCAATCATCCGGCAGCAGCAAATTCTGGATGAAGAAAACCTGCGGCTTCAAGACCGCATCAAGCGGTTGGAGGCAGCGGGGAATGAAGCAATCTACCCCTTTGAATATGCGGCCAGAGTGAGAATTTGGACCGCAGCCAAGGAGGCCAAGCCGTGAGCGATTGGATATTAAATCCAGAATGGGAACACGCACAGTTTGTATCAATTTCTGAACTGAAAGAATGCCAGAATAAATTGAAATTTGCCAACGAGCGCATCAAGCGGCTGGAGGAGGGTGGCGGACTTGCACTTGGTTACGCATCAAAAGGTGACTTTGAGTCTGCTGATGAAGTGTGGCTCAAAGCCAAGGAGGCCAAGCTGTGAGCCGCTACAAACTCGACCCAATCAGAATCGCTCCCCCCGCCAAAGGTTTCCTGATTCAAACACCAACCGGAAAAACGCTGTTCGATACTCGCCCACGGGGCATTGTGATGGAACTCAATCGTCTCAACGACCGAATCAAAGAACTCGAAGCCAAAGTGGATGAACTCCATGACCTCGAAAAATGGTTGGAGGGAAGATGAAACTGCGACCGATCAAATGGGTGCTGTCACCTACCGACGACCACATGCTTTCCATGGAATGCACTGACATCGAAATCGTCGATGAAGGCGGCGGTGAGTACGTTGAGGTCAGTCAATCTGCTGATGGCCATGGTAAAGTCAGCATCAACCCAGAGGAATGGCCGATGATGCGTAAAGCCATCGACGACGCCATCAAGCAATGCAGGGATCTGAAACCATGACCATCGAAGAAATGAGAACCATCGACGCAGTGAAAACCTACAAAGAGCTGGAGGAGGCCAAGGAGCGGATCGCGCACCTGGAGGCAGCACTTCGCAGGATCTCCAACCAAGACCATCGCGGCAACCGCTCGACCGAATCTCAGATCGCCTTCGAGGCGTTGAAACCATGATCACCAAACTGCACGAACTGCCGCCCGACCATCACCTGCGGAACACGGCCATCCAGCACATCGACGTGAGGATTAAGTGCCGGCACAGCGGGACCACCCGGGACCCGCGCACCTGGCGCATCAAGAACGACACCTACAACAGGCTGTGCGACACCTGGCAGAACAACTTCGACTTCATCATCCAACCAGCACCATGAGCGAGAACACAGTGGCCAAGAAACTCAAGCAGGGCGACGGCGTCTACTGCATCAGCAAGCAGCAGGCCGGCGCGATCTACAAGGCGGCCCGGGACTACAAGGTCGATGACGTCAGCTACTGGCGGCGCAAGCGGGGAAAGGCCGGCAAGTGAACGATCGCATGGTCATCGAGACGATGATGGAGTACGGCGGCTCGTTTGTGCGCAAACTGGGTGCCGCAGCCCTGGTGGCCGACCCAGAGAACCTGCGCAAGATTAAGAACGCATGGCCCGACTACTGGGCGCAGTACCAGCGCATGGCCCAGCAAATTTCCGAGGTCGAAAAGCAGGCCTCGATTCAACACAACAACAACAACAACACAAAGTAAGACGTATGATAATCAGTGCAACAGGCGGTAAGAAGGACTTCGCGCCGTGCCCCGAGTTCTCGGGCAGAGCGGTGTGCGTGGACGTGACTCCGTTGAAGGAGTACGAGACCGAGTACGGCGTGAAGCAGAAGTTTAAGTTCGCGTTCGAGATCGAACTGCAGGACGACAGCAGGGACCCGGTGCAGCCCTGGGTGGTGTTCACTAAGCCCATGGTGCCGAGCCTGCATGAGAAGGCGGCGCTGACCAAGTTCCTCAAGGACTGGTTCGGCCGGAAGTTGACCGACCAGGAGAACAAGAGTCTGGATCTGGAGAGCCTCATCGGGCGCCCGGCCAGCCTGGTCATCGGGCACGAGCAGAGCGCGGACGGGAGCAAGACCTACGCGAACATCAAGTTGATCATGGCGCATAAGAGCGGCGAGCCGCTGCCAGCGAGCGGGCTGTGGGTGCGGCTGCAGGACCGGCCTGCGAAGGATGGAGCCGAGGTCAAGGCAGCGCCGGCAACAGGCGACTCGAGCTTCCGCAAGACCTCGGGCGGTGGACAGCCTCCGGCGGACGATGCGTCCAAGGTCAAGGTCCATGTCGGGAAGCACAAAGGCATCGAGCTCCGGGAGCTGACCGAGGAGAGCATCACGAGCCTGATCGAGCACTGGCTGCCCAAGGCCCGGGCCGAGGTCAAGCAGAGCGCGGACGATAAGCGCCTGATCAACGGCCTGGTGTGGTACCAGGCCAAGTTCAAGGCCGACGAGGATGCCCAGGTTAAAGTGGAGCAGGACAGCCTGCCCTACTGAGCCAGGTATTCTTTTCTAAAACCATTTCTTGTCTTCGATCGTTTTAAATGGTATCTGGTAGGTGCCATGACAAGAAAGCAATGGAACGAAGCCATGATCTCAGATCGGATCATGGAAAACTACCGCAACACAGGCACTATGCCCACCAGTCAGTATCTGAAAGATACAAGACAGGGAGATCTGGCGAACCAGATCTCAAAGAAAGGTGGGTTTTTAAAATGGGCCGAGCGACTCGGCCTTGCGAGAGAACATTCTGACAGCGACACCGGATGGGACGGTGAAAAGCGAGTTCAGAAGATACTGGAATCGGCAGGGTTTCAGGTTGAAAGAAGCATCACCGTGAAGTGGCCGTTTGACCTGCTGGTCGACAAGGTTCTCCGAATTGACGTCAAGTCGGCCAACTTTGCGTGCTACGGTCCATGCAAAGGATGGTTTTACCGCATAGGTAAAGCCCCTCAGGCGGACTTGATTGCGCTTCATCAGTTAGACACAGGGAAAACCTATTGGATTCCTTGGAATATCATACCTCACAGCAACGTGACCATTTCAAGTGATGGGGGGAAATGGGCACGGTATAAAGAATCGCTCTGGATCGTTCAGAGTATGTTGGAACCCCGCCAAGCAGAGGCAGAAAAACTGTCTTTGTTTGCAGAATAAAATCAGCGCCCAACGAATCTGGGAGAACTGTTTATATGAAAACACGCAAGCAATACCAAAAGGTGGCCCACCTCATCCCCGAGGTCATGCAGATGAGGGCCGAGGGCAAGTCCATCACACAGATCGGCGAGGTCATGGGCCTGACCAAGCAGCGCATCAGCCAGATCTCGCAGGCGGCCAAGATCAAGGCCGAGATCCAGGCGCAGTGGGGCTGGCCCTTCACCACGCGCACCTTCAATATTCTGGACCGCATGGCGGTGAAGGATAAGAGCGAGGCCCTGAGCCTTTACGCATCGGGGCACCTGCATCCCAATGCCGTCACAGGCTTCGGATGGAAGTCCTACTCCGAGATCTGCGAGTGGCTGGCCGTGCCGGTGCTCCTGAAGAGGCCCAAAGAACCCAAGCTGTGCCCGCACTGCGGGAAGCAGATCTGACAACTTTCCCGGCAGCCCGTTGCTGCTGGGGACTCATGGACAAGCGGGGGGTGCGCATCCGCTGACAAACGCACAACTACCAATCCAAACCGTTTTAGCATTATGCCAGCAAACCCACGTATTTACTTCGACATTGAGACAGGACCGCTCCCCATTGCGGAGCTGGTCATCCCACCGTTTGACCCCGCTGCGGTCAAGCTGGGCAACATCAAGAACCCGGACATCATCGCGGAGAAGATCCAGCGGGCCGAGGAGAACCACGTCAGCGACTACATCAAGAACGCAGCACTGGATGCCTTGAGCGGCCAGGTGCTGGCCATCGGATACCGTGTCGAGCATGAGCAGCCCGCGGTGCTCTGCGCCGATACGGATGGCGAGAAGGCCATGCTGCTGCAGTTCTGGTCGCTGCTAGACAGCTTCGAGCGCAAGCCGCAGTTGATCGGATTCAATGTGAAGCCCTTTGACCTGCCGTTCCTGTTCAAGCGGTCCTGGAAGCACCGGATCACCGTGCCCTATTGGATGCGCAATGGCAGGTATTGGACCGACCTGATCGTGGATCTGCGCGAGGTGTGGCAGCTAGGCGACAGCCGGGCGCACGGGAGTCTTGCTGCGATCTCGAGGCACCTCGGGCTGGGCGACAAGGCCGGCAACGGGGCGCACTTCCACGAGCTCTTCAAGACCGACCGCGAGGCTGCCATTGCCTACTGCCTGCGCGACGTGGAACTCACGCAGAAGGTCTCCGACATCCTTATCCCGACCTACTGATATGGAGACTACCACCTGGCCGGCGGAAGCCGAATTCGATCCGACACCGGAGGACCGGTTCATGGTATGGGCCACCACCGGAGGGAACGTGTTCCTGACCGGCCAGGCTGGTACGGGCAAGAGCACGCTATTGAAGCAATTCTTGGATTCGGGAGCAATGGGAGTGGCGGTGACGGCCCCGACAGGCATTGCCGCGCTGAACGTGGGCGGGACCACCGTGCACAGGTGGTGCGGGATGCAGTTGGGGCCGCAGGATGGCGAGGACTTCCTGCAAGCTGCCGAGCGGCTGGAGGAGCAGCCTTCGATTCATGGAGCCCGCAAGCGGGTGCGGGCTACCGAGGTGCTGGTGGTCGACGAGATCAGCATGATGGCAGGAAGGCACTTGGACTTCTTGAACTACTGGGTGAAGCGGATCAGAGAAGACAGCAGGCCCTTCGGCGGGTTACAGGTTATCTTCCTGGGCGACTTCCTGCAGTTGCCGCCGGTCAGGACCGACCAGAGCAAGGCCTACGACTGGGCTTTCCTGAGTCAGGCTTGGGAGGAGGCCGACTTCAAGACGATCAAGCTCGAGAAGGTGCGGAGGCAGAATGACCTGCCGTTCATCGAGATGCTGAGCGGGTTCCGGGTGGGCAGGATGAAGCCGCGGGACAACCAACTGCTGCGGAGTGCGCTCAGGATGAACCCGCCGGAGCACATTACTCGGCTGATGACGCACAACGTGCAGGTGGATAAGTGGAATAATTATCGGCTGAGCTCAATCGACGGCCCGATTGCTGTGTTTGACTCCGAGGTCAGGGGTGTGGATCAGGCGGTGGAGTTCGCCACCAAGAACATGAGCACGCCGCGGGTGCTGCAGTTGAAGCCCGGGGCTGCGGTCATGTTTACCGCGAACGATGCGGAGCAGGGCTTCTACAATGGGCAGGTGGGCCGGGTAGTGGAGTTTCGGGGTGGGGATATCGTGGTCGAGAGCCGCGGTGAGAAGATTTGCTTGGGTCGGCGCAAATGGTTCTTTGAGAGTCTGGGGGTGACCGTCCAACAATACCCGCTCCGATTGGCCTACGCGATGACCATACACCGGGCGCAGGGACTGACCCTGGATGCCGCGAGGATTGATATCCGGGCGGCCCGGGAGCCCGGGCAGGCCTACGTGGCACTGAGCCGGGTGCGGACGCTGGGCGGGATCTACCTGACCGAGTGGCCGAAGGGCTGGTTCATCAGCGAGGAGGCGTTGCGGTTTGAAAGGCGTGAAGAGGTATGATGACGACGCAAGAGATCGAGGGCTGGCTGGGGACGCCGCTGTTCCTGGTGCCGCAGAGCCCGGGGACCAAGATTCCGATGGTCAAGTACACCCAGGAGACCATGGAGAGTACTAAGCGGGACGTGTACCGGGTCATGCTCGAGCACGGGAACGTGGCTGTGAGGCTTGGGGAGTTCTCCGGCGGGCTGTGCGCGATAGACTTCGACGATGAGGGCAGCCTGGAGGCGTTCCTGAGGGTCAACCCGGTGCTGCAGGGGTCGGCAAGGTGGAAGGGGAAAAGGGGCGCACAGATTGGCGTGAGGATCACGGGCAAGTACCCGGGGCCGTGCGCGGAGCGCAGCACGACCGAGATGGTCCAGGTGGGTGATCGGTTGCTGGGCAAGCCATTGTATGAGTGGCGGAGTACGGGGAACCTGAGCACGGTCAAGGGCGTGCACCCGAGCGGGTGCGGGTACAGCGTGCTGGTGGACAGGCCGCCGGTGGCGCTGGAGTTCAGCCAGATCCGGTGGCCCGAGGGCTGGCCGGCTCCGGGCAGTCGGGATGAGATCGCACAGTTGATCCGGCAGCATGGCGTGCCCTGGACGTTCGGCCGGAGCGGCACGGGCAATCTGCAGGCTCCCTTCTTCGCGGCCTACATGGCGCACAAGGAAAGGTTCCTCTTCGATGCGGTGACCGGGATGCACTACTGGTACAAGGAGGACCGGGGTATCTGGATGAGCATGAGCCGCGAGGAGATGGCGCAGAAGGCCCTGGAGACCGCCAGACGCGTTCTGTTGGATCAGGTGGCCTCGACGGAGGACCCGCGGCTGCCGGCGCTGCTGACGAGGCTGACAGCCAGCTTCGCGGACCAGGTGGTGGATCTCATCGGGAGGCTGCAGGTGGAGCGCAATCCGTTCTCCAGGCCGGACAGCGTGGTGCACTGCTCCAATGTCATGGTGGATCTACGGGCTGCACCCTACGAGATGCATGGCTTCGGGCCGGAGTGGATGTCGAGGAATCAGACGCCGGTGCGGTATGTCCAGGGGGCAAGCAGCGAGATGTGGCAGGCCTTCCTGGATCATGCGCTGCCCGAGGAGGATGACCAGATGCTGCTGCAGAGATGGGGCGGCCTGGCGCTGCTCCAGAGGAATAGGCCGCAGGTGATTCTGTTGCTGACGGGGACCGGCGGCGGCGGGAAGAGCACGGTGGCAGGATTGGTCAGGCGACTGGTGGGCGACGAGAACTGCAGCGAGCTGAGGACCGCGCACCTGGGCAGCAGGTTCGAGCTGGCCAACTTCCACGATAGGACACTGCTGATCGGCAGCGACGTGCCGCCGGACTTCCTGTCCTGCGAGGAGAGCCAGCAGCTCAAGGCGCTGACGGGCGGAGATAGGCTGAGCGTGGAGTTCAAGGGCAAGAGCGGGGCCAAGGCCGTGGTTGGCGACTGGAACGTCATTGTGACGGCCAATAGCCGGCTGAAGGTCAACGTGCAGGGAGACTTGGGAGCGTGGTCGAGACGGTTGCTGCTGCTGGACTTCAGCCAGCCCAAGCCGGAGAAGGTGATCCCCAACTATCACGACGTGATGATTGAGCGGGAAGGCAGCGGGATATTGAACTGGTTCCTGGAGGGCGCGGAGGATCTGTGCCGGGTCATGCAGGCCGGCAGGCCGTTCCCGGTGACCGAGAGGCAGCGCGGGATGATTGATAATCTGTTGAGCGAAAGCGACAGTGTTAGATACTTTATTGTTAACCATGTCCGGGGTAGCAGTATGTCGTCGGATTGTATCACAACCGAGGAACTGTATAGTGCTTACATGACGATGTGTAACAACAAGGAATGGGGGCCTGAACCGGAGAAACGTTTCCAGAAACGTGCCGCTGAACTGATGCTGGAGATACACCAGGCCATCCCGTCGAACCACATTCACCGTAGCGACGGTCAGCAACAACAGTCCCGAGGCTACATGAAAGTAACCTTGACCGCATGAAAAGCACTGGATCTGTCAAGTGTTGTCAAGCGGTTGGGACGGGGGACGGCACTTCTCAACTCGGTGCTAGAAGTGTAAAAAGGGGTATAGGCTGCTTCAGGGTAGGAATGGAGTTGGGAAATGCCGTCCCTCCCGTCCCAAACACTAGACACCGCTTGACAGTGGTAGGCCTACGCAAAATTGGCTCGAAATTGGTCGGGCAATGCCCAGCCTGTGCCGAGGTAGGTGGGGACAAGCAGCGCAATCACCTCGTTGTCCAGGCAGACGGGAGGTTTGGTTGCGTTATCCACCCCGGTCCCAGTGGCAAGGCACATAGACAACGCATATTTCAGCTTATAGGAGATAAAAGCGGTCAGGGTAGGCAGCACTTGCCCGCAACACCATTAGACATATCACTGTTATGATAGTAACAAACACAACGAAACTATTGATGGAGGCACCGCACCTTGTGAAGGTAGGTGTGCAGCGTGGCTGGCTGTCGTACCCCAAGGACATGGCGTTCAAGGAGGACGGCACGCCAGCCCCGGTCATGCAGGATGAGCCGGAAGTCACCGAGCAGCGCCACACACCGGACATGGCACGCAAGGCCTACGACCTGCGTGACCGCGGCCTGTCGCTGAACGATGTCGCCACGGCCTGCCAGGTGCCCCGAGGCAGCGTGGTCTACCTCATCACCAAGGGCCACGAACTCTACCTCTCAAGCCAAAGGAAGGACATTGAACCATGACCACAACAAAGGCAGAATCCCCGCAGATGGAAGATCCATTCATTTACGCACCGCAGCCGACCAGCAAGGTCCAAGCAGTAACCCAGGCAGGCACCAGGCCGTCTATCCATGTCTCGCTGTACGCCTACGGTGGCATCAGCGCAGCCTGCATGATGTCCTGGGTAGACCTGACGGCCACGTTCGCCCGTTCAGACAGGCAGACCGATCTGCGCACGATCCGGGAGGATGCCCTGATATCCCGCAGCCGTTGCCGTGCAACCAAGTGGTTCCTCGACAGCGGCAAGGATGTCTGGATTCAACTGGACCACGACATTGAGTTCACCGCGGCCGACGTCATCCGCATGGCCGAGCTGGCCCATGAACACCAGGCAACCGTCTGCATCCCCTACTCGTGCCGCTCACTGCCCGCCAGGCCGGCCCTGCGTCCCAAGGCGGAGCACCTGCAGGCCCTCAAGCATCAGGTGAATGACGCTGAGTGCGCAGCGGAGCTGGTGCCCATCACCATGTTCGCATCGGGATGCCTCGCAATCCCCCGTAAATGCCTTCTGGCGACACTTGATGCGCTGGAAGGGTCAGGAGTGCAGAGCCCGTACAGGATCGACTGGTGCGAGGATGTGCGCGTCGAACGCTTCCCAACCCTGTGGATGCCACTGGCCATGGAATCCATGCCCGGCAAACTCGAGTATCTCAGTGAGGATTACGCTGCCGCAGTCAGGATGACCCTGGCCGGAGTGAAGCACCTCTCGATGAAGCCCCGTAAGCAACTCAACCACTGGGGAGAGTTCCCCTTTAGCTTTGCGCCTTATGCCGGGTGAGAAACCAAAGAAGAGGCCGAGTCTCGAGGATGTCGCCAAGGCCGCTGGAGTCAATTACCTGTACACGCAGCGAGTGCTGTCAGGTAACACCGAGATCCCCCAGGCAACGCAGGAGAAGGTCTTCAACGCAGTCAAAGAGCTTGGGTACGTCAAAACACACCACCCCGGCCAACACTTCAACAACAAGCTGACCCAAGAGAAAGCAGACGCTGTCGTCGCTGGTATCCTGGAGAACAAGTCGATTGATAAGATTGCGGAAGAGACCGGACTTAGCCCCACCACTACGTTTAAGCTGATCCGAGGAGTTAAGGTCCCGGTAGACTATCCAGAAAACGAGGAGGACTGGCGGAAAGACGTGACCGGGTTTTTGGAGGTTGCAATCTGGAAGGGCACCAAGCGACTAGCTGAATCCTCTATTAACTTGATAGATGATAGGGGCTTACCCGTAGCGGTCGCTGTGCTAACCGACAAACTTTCTGTTATTAAGGGTCAGCCTACCTCAATTCACCTCGCCATGACCGCTTCGGTTAATCACCGCGACCTGATGAAGGACCTGAAAGAGCGCAATGTGACCCCTGTGAACGACGAGCAGACACCCGACCTGGTTTAGGTAGTGGCCCGAAATGTCCTACCCCTACCGCGGAAGCGTCATCGAAAACCACGACTTCAGGCCTGTTTCAGCGTTTTCTTGCACAATAGCAGTTATATTCACTTCGCAACGCAAACACGCAGCAAACCCCTGCAAACATTGATTGAAACGCACTTTTGCCCCACTCGGCAGACCCAATGTCCCACCCCGTTACACAAGGCAGACACCAGGCCGCCCGGGCCCCCGGGGGAGGGGGTCGGGCAATCCGCGGCGACGGTAAAAGTCGACGGGTTCTCTAAAACGAAAAATATTGATAAATGAGCCAACCACTCTGCCTCACCTGCTCCAAGCCCTTCGAGATCATCAAACAGCGCGAAGGCCCCAAGCAGAAACGCTTCTGCACCGAGGCCTGCAACACCGCCTGGTGGAACGAGCAACCGCAGCACCCCGTCATCCCCAAAGTCGACGCCTCGCACCCCCGCGCACTCGAGCTCAAGCAGAAGCGCACCCAGCTCGTGCTGCTCGAGAAGGCCGACCCCTACACCTACGGCTACATCCCGGACCACTGGGAGATCGCCAACACCGAGTATTTGCTCACCCAGGAGCTACTCATCTCCGGCGGCAACCGCGCCGGTAAAACCCTCTGGGCCGCCCGCCGCGTGGTTCAAACGCTCCTTGAGAAAGAGAACGCATCGGTTCTCTGCTGTCACACCTCCCACGCCACCTCGGTCACCGTGCAACAGCCCGCGATCTACAACTACCTACCCGTCGCACTCCGGGCCACCAAGAAGGGCCGCATCCACTACCTGAACTACTCCCGCAAAAATGGCTTCACCGACGGCTCATTCATCCTACCCAACGGCTCCCGCTGCGACTTCCTGAACTACACTCAGTCGGAGAACACCATCGAGGGCCGCGAGGCCGACATGATCTGGTGCGACGAGCTCGTGCCCCAATCCTGGGTGGACACACTGCGCTACCGCCTGATCACCCGCCGCGGCAAGCTCCTCGTAACCCAGACTCCCCTCGAAGGCGTTGCCTCGGTCTACAAGGAGTTCACCGCCGGATCACAGGTCAAGAACTGGGGCACCGGAGAACTCCTTGCGGGCAAACAGGGTCTGCCTACATGGCCACCCGGCAAGGCTCCCCGGGTCATGGAGCAGCCCGCAACCAAGCGCAAAACCGTTTTCTTTTATTCCGAAGACAACCCGTACAACCCCTTCGACGAGATGAAGTCCAAGCTGGTCACCTCGCCCATGGGCCAGATCCTGACCCGGGCCTACGGCTGGGCCTCGGACAACATCGGCAAGGCCTTCGCCCGTTTCCGCCCCGATATCCACTGCATCCCGGCCTCCAAGGTGCCACCCGGCGGCACCCTGTACATGGTCTGCGACCCCGCCGGAGCCCGCAATTGGTTCTGCCTGTGGCTCCTGGTGTACGAAGACGGCAAACGCATCGTTGTCCGCGAATTCCCGGACTTCAGCAACTACGGCGAGTGGGCGCTGCCCTCCGAAAAGCCCGACGGCAAGTTCGGTCCCGCCCAGACCCTAGACGCCGGCCGTTCCATTTCCGAGTACCGTAAACTCTTCCGCCAGATCGAGTCAGAACTCGGCTACGGCGAGCCCGTCATGCGCCTGATCGACCCCAAGGCCGGAGGTTCTCCAGCGCTCTCCGAGGCCGGCGGCACGACCCTCATCGACCTCCTGGCTGAATCCGACGACCCCACCGACGATGGCATGGCCTTCATTCCCGCACCCGGCGTGCCCGTCGACCAGCGCACATCCGCCATCAATAGTCTCCTCTCCTACGACGCCACCCAGCCCCTCACCGCGCTCAACGAGCCCTCGCTCTACATCACCGACACCTGCACCAACCTTACCTACGCACTCTCCGAGCACACCGGCCGCGACGGGCAGAAGGGCTGCACCAAAGATCCCATCGACTGCCTGGGGATGCTTTTGGTCTCAAGTCTTGCGTTCGTAGGCCGCGGGGGCTTTGATTGTCGCGGCGGCGGCGGATACTAAACCATTTCACTATGCAAGGAGATTCCTACAAGCAAGCAACCGACGTGATGGCACGGGTCGGCGACGAGCCCAATGTACCGGCATTGACCGAGGAGCTGCGGCGCTCGGCCACCGACTACGGCGTCTTCGCCCGGGTCGAGAATGCCGAGAATGTGCGCTACTGCCGCTGGCCTGGGCAGACCGACGACGGCAAGAAGAACAACGATGCCAACCGCAACAAGCCGGCCTTCCCATGGGACGGTGCCTCCGACACGCGCATCCCGCTGGCCGACGAGGTTATCAACGGCCTCGTCGACCTCTGTTCCACGTCCTTCTGGCGCTCGATGCTCCGCGTGTCGCCCACCAACATCAGCCAGCTCGACCAAGCGGTCACCGCGCACAACCTGATGGACTGGACGGTCAACTCCCGGATGTACAACGACCTCACCCGTGAGGTCGAATTGCTCTCGCAGTACCTCTGGACCTACGGCTGGGCCGGCGTCCATGTCACCTGGCAGCAGGAGATGGGGCAGAAGGAGCAGTACCTGACCATGGACCAGATCATGGCCTTGGCAGCCCAGTCGCCCGAGGGCTCCATCCTGGCCGACCTGCCCAATCTCATCGCCAACCCCGAGGCCGACGACCAATCCGCAGAGCTCCTGCTCGCCGCCTTCCCCAATTTACGCAAGCGCCGAGCCCTCAAGGCCATCCGCGACCTGCGCACCGAGGGCGAGTGCGACTTCCCCGTCCCCACCATGGTCAGCAACAAGCCCATGGTCGCTGCCCTGGCACCCTACGACGAGCTGGTCTTCCCGCCCGAGACCACCGACATCCAGTCCGCCCGGGTTGTCTTCCGCCGCTACTACATGACCGAGGCCCAGCTTCTGAACAAGGTGGAGACCGAGGACTGGGACGCCGAGTGGGCGCAGGAAGCCATCAACACGATGGGCCGTTTCTCCGATTACTCCGCCTACACCTACGCAGCCGTCGGCCTTGCCGAGAACTCCATCCTCGACCGCGAAAACCTGATCGAAGTGGTCTACGCCTACCAAAAGTCCATCGACTCCGACGGTATCCCGGGCGTGTTCTACACCGTCTTCAGCCCCCAGGTCGGCGACAAGTGGGGCTACTTCGACCTACTGGACTACACGCACGGCCAGTATCCATTCGTTATCTGGCGCTCCGAGCTCATCCACCGCCAGATCACCGAGAGCCGCGGCGTGCCCGAGGTCTGTTCCACCTGGCAGCACGAGGTCAAGGCCCAGCGCGACTCCATCTTCGACTACACGTCCCTCGCCACGCTCCCGCCCATCGAGGTCCCCAAAACCCGCGGCGGCAACCTGAAGATCGGTCCCGCCATCCAGATCCCTGTCCTGCGCCGCGGCGAGATTGGCTTCCTGGCGCCGCCCGCCCGCGAGCCCGGTGTGGCCTTCCAACTGATCGCGGCCATCGAGGCCCAGACCGACCGCTACTTCGGCCGCCCGACCGAGAAGGTCCCCCCGGTCATCACCCAGATGCGCCAGCAGCGCCTGATCAACAACTGGCTGCACGGCTGGACCGAGGCCTTCCGCCAGGTCCTATCACTCACGCTCCAGTACGTCGGCCCCGCCGAGATCCAGCGCATCACAGCCTCGGCCACCCCGCTGCCTCCCGACATTCAGGACTTCGACGTGATGCTCAAATTCGACATCCGCGAGCTGTCCACCGACCTCGTGACCGAGAAGCTCAAGGCTATCAGCACCCTCGTCCTGCCCCTCGACACCGCCGGCGTCATCGACCGTGCCAAGCTCATCAGTGTCGCCCTCCGGGCTATCGACCCCAACCTCGCCAGCGAGCTGGTCATGCAGCAGGGACCGGCCGCGCAGAAGATGTTCAACGAGACCAACGACGAGATCGCGCTCATGTCGCTCGGTAATCCTCCCCAACTCCGGGAGAACGACCCCACCGCACCCATGCGCCTGCAATTCAGCCAACAGGTCCTGCAATCCAACCCGAAATATCAGGCCCAGCTCCAGCAGGACCCGCTCTTTCAGGCCAACCTGCAGAAGTACATTGAGAACCTGCAGTTCAGCGTCCAACAGCAGCAGAACGCCATCACCGGCCGACTTGGAGTCCAATGAAACTGACCGACGAACAACTCTCGGAGGCCCTCTCCGTATCCGAGGAGCACCCGGTGCTCAAGGCCATGGGCCAACTCATCGACGACACGCTGCGGGACGAGGTGCTCAACGCTCTCCTCCCATCACTTTCCGCGGAGGACCGTGCCTACAACTCAGGCCGGGCAGCCGCGATCAAGGATCTCATCGCACAAATCAGTGCGTTAAGAAATGGGAGGGGATTGACTTCCGGTCAATTCTAGGCTCTCACTCAAACAACGGCTTCTTGGTTGGCCTTAAACAACCCTGGCGCAGCATACCCGGCTTGCAGGGTCTAAAAGCATGGACATCCCGACGAATACACAGGAAGCGAAACCTGCCCAAAACACGGCACAGCCCCCAATCAACCCGATGCAGTTCGACGAATCGGCGTTGGCGAAGCTACTGAAGACACGATTCAGCGGGGAGGAAGAGAAGGCATCAGCCGTCGAGCGACAAGTGCCGGAGCCGGAAGCCACTTCCGTGGACGATCAGGCCGAGGATGCGGAGCCGACCGCAGAACAAACGGACGCCCAGGCCGAGTCGCCTGAGCAGGAGGTTCTTTCCGAGACCGAAGAGAACAGCGACGAGGAATCGCTGGGTTACCGCAAACGCATCGACAAGCTCACGCGCCAGAAGAAAGAGGCGCTGGAGAAGGCCGAGGCGCTCGAGCGGGAGCTCAACGACGCCAAGACCAAGCTGGAGCAGACCAACGACAGGCCGACCGCGGTGCAGTCCGCTGCAGACCCGTTTGCCGATGTCTGGGAAGTGTCGAAGCTCAACGATGAGTGGAGCAAGGCCCGGAATCTGAAACGGTGGTGCGAGGACAACATCGACGGCTGCGAAGTAGAGGGCAAGGAGTACAGCGCGGAGGACGTGAAGCAGATCAAACGGCGTGTAGAAGACGCCATCGACCTGCACATACCAACCCGCGCCCGCTTCCTGCAGAACTACCAGCAGATCAAGCCCATCGCCGAGACGCTCTACCCATGGTGGAAAGACCGTTCAGCTACCGAGTACACCGAGGCGCAGGCCGTCCTGCGGCAACTGCCGCAGATTGCCTCACTGCCGGAGTACCAGGTGCTGGTCGGTGACTTCATTGCCGGGCGCAAGCTGCGCCTGGAGAAGGAGTCCGCCAAGGGCAAGCCGTCTGCCACCCGCCCACTGGCCAAGGCACCCAGTCAGCCCGGTCGCCCCACCGCAATCCCTGCAAAGAAGGATGCGGCCAAGGTCGGCCTGGACAACGCCAAGTCGCAGTTCCGAAAGTCCGGGACGACCACCGAATTAGCCCAAGTACTCAAAAGGATGCTCTAAACCATGCCCCTACTCCAAGAAAATCAGGCCGGCACTGTGCCATTGGCCTCTACCTCTGCCGTCCGCGAAGACTTGGCGGACTACATCGCCATCGTCGACGCTAAGTCGACCCCGTTCGTGTCCATGGCCCCCAAGGGCAAGGACATCGGGAATATGCAGTTCAGTTGGCAGGTCGACAATTACGGTGACCCTCAGTTGCAGGGTGTTGTCGACGGTGCTGACGTGACTGTCTCCAGCGCGGCCAACCCAGTGCAGAACCGGACCCGCCTGAACAACTACGGTCAGGTGTTCCGCCGCGACCTGCGTATCGGCTTTATCGCTGAGACCCAGAACGTCGCTGGTGTGACGGATGAGCTTGCAAACGGCATTGCCAAGACCCTCGTTTTGATTAAACGGGATATGGAAGCGACCTTCATGTGCACCAATCAGGCTGCGCAGACTGAGGTCAACACCTCAAATCCTTACCTGACCGGCTCGCTCGGTAACTGGTTGAACAGCACCAACACCTCCAACATCGGCGCGTGCGCTTCGGGTTCGCCCTTCCTGCCGGCCTCCGGCGCTATCGACACTACTGCTGCTGCTTCATTCACCGAGGCGACCGCCCAGAACGTGCTGACCGCTATCTACAGCGCCACCGGCACCTTCCGCGACTACGATTGTATCCTAGGCACCACGCTCAAGCGTGCGTTCACCAACCTCACGGCCTCGGGCACGACCCAGGTTGTCAACGCCAACGCCATCGCTGCCACCTCGGTGCGCACGTTCAATCAGGATCTGTCAAGTGATACTTTTAAGGCATCCATTGATCTTTTTGAAGGGGACTTTGGCCGCCTGATTTTGCACCCGACGACCTTCATCGGCGGCAAGAATGGCACTGCCTTGTCTGCTCAGGCCACCAAGGGCTACGTCATCCCCATGGACATGGTCGAGGTCCGCTACGCCAAGCTGCCCCAGGTCAAGGATCTGCCCGACGCCGGCGGCGGCCCCGCCCGCCTCGTCGAGGCCATTGCTGGTCTCGTGGTGAAGAACCCGAGCGGTTTCGGCTTCTTCAACGGAGCCTAGTCAGTCTACAACGGGGGAGGTCCATCCCGGGCCTCCCCCTCTTTCCTTTTCTCATGGCCCACAATTCCGCATCCTCCGTCATCGCCAACGCTCTCGACGATATGCCCGGCGAACTGCGCCGCGCCGTCATCAAGGAGTTCCAATCCGGCATCCAGAAGGATTGGGTCAAGGCCGGCATTGATCAGAAGCGCATCGCCCAGGACTCGCAGCGCGAGGTCCGCGCCATCGACGGCATCGGTCGCCTGCGGATGCGGATCGACCCCACTCTCTACCATGCCTGGGGCACCAAGTATGGGTACGACTGCTGGAAGGATTCCCAGTTTTTGAACGAGGTTGAGCGGGATAACCCCGAGGTGCGAGTGCGCTGCGGGGCTACACGCTTGCAGGTTGGATGGAGCGGTGGCACAAAACGCAGTAGTCAGAAGTTCACCCTATGAATGTCGGATCAAACCGCCAACTGGCCGGCGAATTCGGTGGCCGGTACATCGACGCCTCCGCGGGCACTGTGACCGGCAACTACATGGAGATCCATGCCGTCGCCACGTCCATCCTCGGTGCCGTCACTTCCAACATCACCAACTTCCCCTCCGGCGTGACGATTCAGGCCGGCGACTCGATCTCGGGCGTCTTCACCTCGGTGGCTGTATCCTCCGGGGCGATCATCGCCTACAACCGCAAGTGGGTCTAAAATGCGTCTCGGACTAGGCCTAGGACTCGGCGTGCAGCAAGCCCTCGGTGGGGCTGGCGGCGGCGCTGACCTGCCTATCATCCGGCGCGACCTGCTCCAGGAGGACGACTTCTTTGTCTTCCTTGAGGATGGCGACAAGATCGTCATCACCTTCGGCACCTTCGACTCTTTAGACTTGGAGAACGGGGACTTCCTGCTCCAAGAGGACACAGGCAAACTCATCATCCAAGCAAACTAACTTATGGCAGACACGAAAATCACGGCCTTGGCGGCCATCACTACGGTTGATCCGGCAGCGGACGTGCTGCCGATTGTGGACATCTCGGATACGTCCATGGCTGCATCGGGCACCACGAAGAAGATCACCAGCAACCAGATCCTCGGGGCAGGCGGCACCGCCACCCTCGCCTCCGCCACCATCACCGGCGCGGCTACGGTGGGGACGACGCTGGGTGTGACGGGTGCTTCGACGTTGGCTTCAGTAGGCGTTACTGGTGCAGCTACGGTAGGCACGACTTTGCTGGTGGGCACGAATGCGACTCTAACCAACGGCAACGTAATCATCGGAACCTCCGGCAAAGGCATCGACTTCTCCGCGACTGCAAGCGGCAGCGGAACGATGACCTCCGAGCTACTGAACGATTACGAGGAGGGGACGTGGACTGGAACGATCGGTGGAACAACCGGAAACCCAACTACACCAGTAACTTCAACCGGAAGATACACAAAGATTGGTCGTCAGGTTTCGGTTGAAATCGGATTTTCTGGAGACACAACTGGAGCATCTAGTCGCATAACTGTCTCTGGACTTCCGTTTGCTTCAAATGCAAGCATAAATCAGCCGGGAATTGTTCTTATTGATAGCATGGGGACTTTTACTGGATCACCTGCTGCATTTCTTGCAACAAACGCTACATCTGTAGATTTGTACGCTTCAAACAGTAATGGTGCGATTTCTAGCGTAACGCATAACGCTGGTGCTGCACGCGCACTTTACATGGAACTCACCTACACCGTTTAATCTTATGCTCACAGAACGCACCATCTTCTCGCTTTGCGAGGTTCTCCCCAACACGACGCTTCAGGTTCGACTAGCGGACCAGATCGTCGATGGCGAAGCCGTGAAGGCTTCCACATTCCGCCGCTATTGTCTCGCTCCCGGCTCAGACCTTACGGGTCAGCCAGAGCAGGTTGTCGCGATAGCCAACGCTGTCTGGACTCCTGCCGCTGTCGCAGCCTACGCCGCAAGCCAAACCCCTAGCCCCACCATCCAATGATCGTACCAGTCAATATCGTCGCAGTGCAGGTGAACCAGAACAACTCGCTGTTCGTGACGACCGGAACGGATTACGACAGCGACGGCGCGGTTGTGGGTTCTGAGATTACCTCTCAGTACACGCTCAATCCCGGTGACTCGCTGGAAGGTCAGCCGACCGAGGTGGTGAATATCGCGAACGCGCTGTGGACTCCTGAGGTTGTGGAGGCTTACAAGCTGGCGAATCCTCCGGTGGTTGAAGCTGTGCCTTCGTTGGCGTAAATCCTAGAAGCACCAGCAAAAGACCCATCAAATCCCACGTAAATGGACGCATCCAATCACAGCGGTGACACAAATCAGATGATCGTTTCCATGGGTGGAGCAGCAGCGGCAACCGCTGTTTCGTTTATCCCCTGGCTCACCGACATCGTTCGACTCGTCACCGCCGTGATTGGCTTACTGTGCGCCATCTACGGTGCGTATCGCTTATTCCGCTCCAAATGAAAAACACCAAGACCACACTGGCCGGCATCGGTGCCATCCTGGTCGCTGTTGGCGGCGCTCTCAAGGCCCTGTTCGACGGTGACCCGACCACCCATCTGGACATCACCACGACCATCGCCGCGGTAACCGCCGGCTTTGGTTTGATCATGGCCAAAGACGCCGAGAAGAAGGCCGAGTGAACTGGATCTACCAGATCCTCAAGGCCCTGCTCGACTGGTTCCGAGAAACACCACCCACCGATGTGCAACATGGTAAAGCTCCCGAGGCCCTCAAGAGCGATCTGGCTGATCGCATTGCTGACCTGCCTGGGCTGCCAGGTGACGAAGGTGGTCCTGGTCCCTTCCGGTGATCCGGTGATGCTGGCCAAGCCCACCAGGGCCAGCGTGTACGGATTCGACAAAGACAAGAAGCTGGTGGGGCCGTCCACGGTGGTAATTCCTGCGGGTTGGTACGCACTCCCCAAGAGTAAATGATCAACTACAAGGGCAACAAGTTCTCGGGCTACAACAAGCCCAAGCGCACTCCCGGCGAGAACAAGAAGTTCGCTGTCCTTGCCAAAGAAGGCGACAAGGTCGCCTTAGTGCGTTTCGGCGACCCGGACATGAGCATCAAGAAGCACATCCCGGAGCGGCGTGCATCCTTCCGCGCCCGTCATGGTTGTGACGAGCCGGGCACCAAACTCTCCGCCAAGTTTTGGGCGTGTAAATCCTGGTAGCCAATGAGAACCGTCACCTACGACTACGTGCTGCAACGCGCCTGTGAGCTCACTGGGCGCGTTTTCTCCACCCTAACGACCGAGGAGTCCAACTTCTTCCGCACGTTCATCTCCATGTCACTCCGGAGCGCCTGGGAGTGCTTTGATTGGCCCGAGCAGACGGTCTACGAGCAGCAGTACTTCGCGGCCGACTACAACCCGGCCCAGCTCTATTCAGCCGGCATGGTGGTCTACTTCAAGACCGAGCAGAAGTACTACCAGTACGTCGGCTCGATCAACTCCGGCAATCCCCCGACCACCGGAGGCCCTGGCGGCACGCTCAATGCCCAGTACTGGTCCGAGGCACTGCCCGACTACGGCAACAACGACGGCGACTGGGACGCAACGACTACCTACACCATCGGGCAGATCGTTCTCTACCCCGACACCCAGCGGCACTACCAGCTCTACGCCACGGCACCGGCCGGCACCGTCCCGACCAACTCGGTCTACTGGGGAGTGCTGAACAAGTTCCTGCGCAATATCTCGCAGACCAACAACCCCGACGGCACAACCCGGGCTGTCCCCATCGGTGAGACTTTTTCAGTCTGGCCAGCCGACCCTCGTGTCACCTGGCGTCAGCAGGAGGTCACCTACACCTTCACCGACGACGGCGTGCTAGTCGGAGAGCAGTTGCCCTACGTCTGGCTTGAGTTCCGCAAGACCCCACCGCTCCTGTCCAGCTCCGCCGAGGCCACCGCCTACGCCTTCCCCTACCGCTTCTGCGAGATCTGCGCACTCAAGGCCGCCGGCCAGATGCTCCGGGTCGACGGCAAGATCGACCTGGGTAACCAGTTCCTTGAGTTAGGAGAGGTTGAACTGACCAAGGAGATCGACAAGGTGGCGCTGCAGGAGAAATATGTCCGGCAGATAATCGTACC